CCTAACGGTGCAATCCGTTCAGGCAACGCAGGTGATATCACAACCCTGCAGATGGATAAACAAGCTGACTTCAACATTGCCTTTCAGACTATCGGTTCGTTAACCGAGCGACTGTCTTACGGCTTTCTATTGAACTCAGCTATCCAGCGTAATGCCGAACGTGTAACAGCCGAAGAGATTCGCTTCATGGCTAACGAGCTGGAAGCTGCCCTTGGCGGTGTCTACTCGATACTCAGCCAGGAGTTCCAGCTACCGCTAGTTAAGCGACTGATCTATGTCCTTGAGAAGAAGAAGGTAATCCCTGAACTTCCTGAAGGATCTATTAGCCCATCTATCACCACAGGTATCGAAGCTCTTGGTCGAGGTAATGATCTGGATAAGTTGGATATGTTTGTGAAAGGTATGGCAGACATCGTTCCGCCAGAACTGTTAGCTAAATATGTCAACTTCCCTGATTACATGACTCGACGTGCGACTGCCCTGGGTATCAAGACTGACGGACTTATTAACACTGAAGAGCAAGTCCAACAGAAAGAGATGGCTCAACAGAAAGCTCAACAACAAGCTCAACAGCAACAGATGATGGAACAGACTGGCGGAAAGGTAGCCGAGAAGATGGCACCTAAAGGCCCACAAATGGAGGCTCCACCTAATGAGTGAAGACCAGAAGATTGAACAACCTGCTGAAGCTAGAAAGGAAGTCCGTAAGAAGTCTTCCAAGACAGCTCCGGTAGTCGAACCAAAAGTAGAGCCAACTGCCAAGCGCAAAGATGGCCGTGAGTTTCGTAAGATGCCCTCCGGTGCAACTGCACTGGTTTAACTAAAGAGGTGAGATAGACATGGTACAAGCTGTAAATACAGGTTCTGCAGTGGATCACGAACAGACCGCTGCTCCAGAAGGTCATGACCAAGCGATGGCCGATAAGTTTGATGCTACCCAGGAAAAGGCATTGAACCCTGAAGGCACTCCTCCAGTTGAGGAAAAGCCTAATGAAGATGAGTTGATCCTCGGTAAGTTTAAATCCCAAGAAGAACTGGAAGAAGCTTATCGTAGTCTTGAATCAAAGCTGTCCTCCGGTAATAAGGAAGATACCACTACTGATGATAAGACCGGTGATGATGCTCAGGAAGAAATCAACAAGACTGCTGAAGAAGCTGTAGAGAAAGCTGAAGGTGTCGATATGGAAACCCTCAGTAGTGAATATGCTGAGAACGGTAGCCTTACTGATACTAGCTATGAAGCTCTCGAAAAGGCTGGCATTCCCCGCAACATGGTAGACCAATTCATTGAAGGTCAAGAAGCCAAAGCTGCTCAGATGGGTTCTGAACTCATGGGCCAAGTTGGTGGTGAAGAAGCCTTCGGTAATATGGTTGAGTGGGCCTCTTCCAATTTGGATGGTGAGTTCCTCGATCAGTATAACGCCGAGGTTGAATCAGGCGATGCCCGCCGTATGGAACAGGCAGTTAAGGCGGTGGCTTATGAGTACACCAAGGCCCGTCCCACTGAACCAAACCTAACAGGCGCTACCTCACAAGGTGGAGGCACTACCGCTGGTTATCAATCGATGGCCCAGGTTACTGCTGCAATGTCAGACCCACGCTATAAGAAAGACTCAGCGTATCGTTCTGAGGTTGAGCAGAAGCTGGCCGCATCTAACGTACTGTAAGGAGATCCTATGAATAAAAACACAGTAACCCGAGAAACCCTAGAAGATATGATCGTGACAAAACGCTTCATTGTTGATGGGACATTAACTATCGCTATTCTAACATTAACGAATGGCTTTAAGATGGTGGGTAAGAGCGCGTGTGTTGATGCCTGTAACTTTGATAAGCGAACTGGTGAGGTTTACGCTAAAGAAGATGCAATAGAACAAATGTGGGTTCTTGCAGGATTTGCATTAGCAGAAAGTCTAACAAAGAATTAGGAGATCCTATGGCCCTCGGCACCGCAGCTATTGTCGGGGGTTTGTTTGACGTTGGTTCCAAAGTAATTGACCGACTGTTTCCAGACCCCGAACAGCAAGCAGAAGCTAAGAGAGAACTCCAGAAGCTTGAACAGGAAGGTGAGCTAGAACATATGTCTGTAAGGCTATCAGCAATCATGGCTGAAGCTAACAGTGAAGACCCATGGACATCTAGGGCAAGACCCTCGTTCATGTATGTGTTCTATCTGGTGATCCTCTTCCTCGTAATCATAGCGCCCTTAGTGGGTGTGTTCTATCCAGAACAGATGACACTCTTCTTTGATAATGTTTCCAAAGGATTCAAAGCTATCCCCGAAGAGTTATGGGCAACATTCACCGCAGGTTATCTCGGGTATGGCGCTTTCAGATCTTATGACAAACGACAGAAGGCTAAACCATAATACCCCACACCTAAGGAAGGACTTAAGGCTCTTACGTTGTCTCTCTCCTCTCTCTTTAGTTGAACAGCCTTCACCTCTTGCTCCGATCTGGAGTTACGTGAAGGTTTTTACCTTTTAGAAAGCCCTCGATGTGTATGGCGTACAGCTCGCACTGGCAGCAAAGCCGGTGAGCAATTCGTAATCCTACAGGATCTCCCGCTTAGAACCTTGGCCCGATGAGTCGGATAACTAATGTGACCGCGTGATGAATGACTGTTCGGAGGAACGAAGGAAACAACTACTCCACGCAATCTTTCACATGAGGCAATAACCATGGCTGATGCAACCGTATCACGGCTAGGTCAAATCAACGGCGCTGGTGACACAGACGCTCTGTTCCTAAAAGTATTCTCCGGTGAGGTTCTTACCTCATTTGAACAAAACACAGTAATGATGGATAAGCATCAAGTCCGTACCATTACCAACGGTAAGTCTGCTTCGTTCCCTGTAATGGGTCGTGCGTCTGCCGAGTATCACACTCCTGGTCAAGAGATTAACGGCGGCAAACTGAAACACGCTGAACGTGTGATCTCAATCGATGACCTTTTGATCTCTCCGCAGTTCATTGCCAACATCGACGAAGCCAAGAACCACTACGATGTACGTTCAGTTTATTCCGGTGAGATGGGCCGTAAGCTTGGTCAAACTCTGGATAAGCACTTGCTTCAATTGGGTTGCCTGGCAGCTCGTGAATCCAAGACTATCGATGACGCTGATCAGTTCGGCGGCTCAGAGTTCTACACTGGTTCAGCTACTATTCCGTCCGGCGATGACCTGGCAGATATGGCATTTGATGCCGCACAGCTCTTCGATGAGAAAGACGTAGCAGATGACGGTCAACGCTATCTGTTCGTTCGTCCTCAAGAGTTCTATGCAATGGCGCGTTCAACCAAGATCCTGAACCGTGATTGGGGTGGCGAAGGTTCCTATGCGGGTGGCAGTGTAATCCGTGTAGCTGGCTTGACCATCGTTAAGACCAACAACCTGCCCAAGGCTAACGTAGCTTCAGGCACTGTTGATGCAGGTACTGGCGATAAGTATGCCGGTACATTCGCTAACACTGTTGGCCTGATGATGCATCCGTCTGCCATTGGCACCGTGAAATTGCTTGACCTGGGTATGGAATCCGAATACCAGATCTCCAAGCAAGGCACTCTGATGGTTGCTAAGTACGCACTAGGCTCCGGAATTTTACGGCCTGAGTCAGCCATTGAGCTGAAGACCGGCGTAGCATAATCATCCAGTAGTGGAAACTTAAATGTAAATCGAAGGGGAAGGTCTAATCGGCCTTTCCCTTTTTTTGCTTAAACTTGACATTAGGTGTTTATATGCTTTCAGCAACCACAGAGCTAGAAGCTGTTAACTCCATGCTGACAACTATTGGTGAAGCCCCTGTCTCATCCCTTGAGAATAGTGGTATTGCCGATGCTGCCATAGCTTACCAGATCCTCCAAGAAACAAGCCGAGAGGTTCAGGCTCGTGGCTGGCACTTCAACACAGAGATTGAATTTCCTTTATCTCCTACGTTTCCGGATAAGCATATCGTTCTTCCGAGTAACGTCCTAGAAGTAGACACAGCAGGAATTGATAGCCACACCCAGGCAGTCCAACGGGGTAACCGCCTGTATAACCGTAAGGAAAATTCCTACGAGTTTGATAAAACAATCAAGGCTGACATTATTATCCAGCTCCCTTTCGATGAGGTTCCACAATATGCCAAAGGGTATATCGCAGTGAGAGCTGCTCGGATCTTTCAGCGTAGGGTAGTTGGTTCGTCAGAGCTTGATAGCTTCACAGCTCAACATGAAGTCCGGATGCTTGTTCAATTAGAGAACGCCGAGGCCCGAACGGCTGATCTTAATGTGTTCAACGGTAATGAATCCATCTTGAGGGTACTAGACCGATGAGCCTTATTACAGCCAGCATCCCCAACTTGGTGAATGGTGTAAGCCAGCAACCTCAAACTCTTCGACTGGCATCTCAGGGAGAGATTCAAGAGAACTGCCTGTCATCTATATCCGAAGGTCTGAAGAAACGCCCCGCTATTCGTC